CGGCAAGGATGAAGGAATCAAATCCGCGCTTGAGCGCGCGAAAAGGAGTTTTTCATGGCGAAAGAAGTAGCGGCATCTCCGGCCCCGGCTGCGGCACCTGCGGCGTCCCCTGTGCAGGAAAGCGCGCCTGCGGGTGTCTATGGCCCCGTGGAAAGCGTGGAGCACAGCGATTTTGACGGCGAGAAGCCCCTCTACGATCCCGATGACATCGCCGCGGCCCTCAGCGGCGAGGATGTGGGCGGTGATGACGGGGACGATGTGCCGGAAGGCGGCGGCGAAGGCACGGAAGACGCGGAAGAGGCTCCGGCTGCCGGTGATGACGCCGGTGAAGCTGCCGAGGGAACGGAAGGCAACGAGGAAGAGCCCGCGGCTATCCCCATGCCCGAGGGCTGGGAAGAAAGCGTGTGGCAGGGCCTTCCTGATGCCGCGAAACAGGCCGTACAGGCTCGCGAACAGGTCCATGCCGAGGCCATGGGGCAGAAAGCGCAGGAAGTGACGGCCATGCAGGCCCAGCGCGACCAGATGGCCATGCAGGCCAACGGCATCGTGCAGAATGCCCTGGCATCGCTGCAGGCCGTGGTCATGGCTGATTACCAGGGCATCAACTGGGAACAGCTGGCACAGGCCGACCCGGCGACCTACGTCAAACTGCAGCGCGGGTTCCAGGAGCGCATGGGCATGTATCAGCGCGTCCAGCAGCAGCTGGCGGCCGCGACGCAGCAGTACACCCAGCGACAGGCCGCCGAACAGCAGCAGCATATGCAGGGCGAGTTTGCGGCTGTACTGCCCACCATCAAGGCGCTGTATGGCGCCGGTTATGAGAGCAAGGCCTTTGCTGCCGAGCTGGCCGGTTACATGCGTTCGCAGGGATGCCCGGAGAACGTGGTCAACGGGCTGACACAGGGCTATGAGCTGACGCTCGTGACCAAGGCCATGCTCTACGACAAGATGCGGTCCTCCCGCGCTGTGGCGGCCAAAAAGGTAGCTGACGCGCCGAAGGTGCAGGCCCCTCGCGGGGCTGTTGTCCAAGGCAATGAGCGTGCGGCCAAGGCCCGTGCGATCCTCAACAAGCACCCCAACAGCACGGACGCTCTCGCCGCTGTGCTGGAAACTCTCTAAGGAGGTATGGCTATGGCTACCATCTCCGGGCAGCTCAAGGACGCGTCCGTCAAGGGCAAGCCCCGCGACCTGATGAACATCATCTTCAACGTGGCCCCCACGGACACGCCCTTCCTGACCATGTGCGGCAAATCCAAGGCCGTGCAGACCCTGCACGAGTGGCAGACGGACACGCTGGCCGACCCGAAGGAAAACAGCGCTCTGGAAGGTGCGGACGTGAAAGATTTCGTGGCCTCTGCGACCACGGAACTGAGCAACAAGACGCAGATCTTGAGCACAGCCATCAACGTTTCCGCCACGGCCCAGGCCATCGAGCAGGCGGGCGTGGACAAGCAGTACAACTACCAGATGGCCCTGCGCACGAAGGAACTGAAAAAGGACGTCGAGTTCGCCCTGCTCCAGAACAAGCTTGAACGCGCCGACAATGGCAGCAATCAGGGCCGCCTGATGCGCGGCCTGCCGACGTGGATGCAGACCAACTGGAATGTGGGAGCTTCCACAGGTGCCATCGCTGTGCCCAGCTCCAAGGCTTGTACGGCCGGAACGGCCCGCGTGCCTGACGAGGCCACGGTCAAGAACGTGCTGACTAAGATCTACGAATCCGGCGGCGATCCTGACCGCATCATGATGGCCCCTGGCATCCGCGTGAAGATGTCCGAAGTGCTCAACGGTGGCGCTACCCGCATGGAAAACGTGGACAAGAAGAAGGCTACGGCCGTCATCGACGTGTACGTCTCCGACTTCGGCACCCTGAAGCTCATGCCCAACCGCGTGCAGGCCAAGGTGGACTACTCCAAGTCCTGCGCCTTCATCCTCGACCCGCAGTACTGGAAGGTCGCCTACCTGCGCGGCTTCCGGGAAGAGCGCCTGGCCCACACCGGCGACAACATGAAGGGCCATATCGTGGTGGAATGCACGCTGGAAGCCCGCAACGACGCGTCCAGCGGCATGATCACCGACCTGGCCGTCACGGCCGGCTAGGGAAACGTGACGAGCGGCGGGGATGGCCCGTCGCCCATCTGGAGGAGGCAGGAATGGATCTGAGACAGACGTTGCCCGGTGGCATGGTGCTGGAGGCCCGCGAGGATGGTGTCATCGACCGCATCCACGATGGCGGGCTGTTGAGCCGCGAACAGGACGTGACGGAGATCCTGCGCATGAACCACTTCCAGCGGGGAGAGGACAGGATGCAGGGGTTCCGTTTCGCGCCCACCTTCCGGCAGGTGGCCCGCATCCCGGTGGCTGCCGTGGATATCGCCGCCGCTCAGGGGCTGGATATCCTCAATGACCCCGACGACATGCGGCGCTTCCTCAATGACCCGGAAAATGCGGCCTTCCGCACCACCATGGAGCGTGTCTGATGGCCCTGACGACCTACGACGGCCTGTGCGAGGCCGTGGCTGATTACCTGGGCCGCGACGACCTGACGGAGCGCATCCCTACGTTCGTTGAACTGGCCGAACGGCGCATGAATCGGGAGCTGCGGCTGCGCTGCATGGAGTCCAGGGCAGAAACGGATGTGCTGGCCGGCCAGAATGCCGTGCCCCTGCCGTGGCGCCGGGAGGACGGGAACTGGGATGTCTTTATGGAGATGCGCGATCTGACGTGGCGGGACGCGCAGGGACGGACGGTGAACCTGACCTACACGCCGCCGGACAGGTACGGGATGGTCATGCCTGACGGCAAGCCCGACCAGTACACCATCATTGGCCGGGACTTGTTCCTGCTGCCTGCCAGTGACGGCCCGGGCCGCCTGATCCTGACCTACTACGGAGAGATCCCGCCCCTGGGGCCGAAACAGCCGGACAACGTGGTTTTGCTGACGGCGCCTGACCTTTACCTCTACGCCACGCTGGTGGAGAGCGGCCCGTTCACGCGCGGCAGTGCTCCGGTTGAGATGTGGACCCAATATTACAGCGCTGCCCGGCAGAAGGTCGAGGCCAACGAGCGGCGGGCACGCTTCACGGCAAACCTGGCCATGCGGCCGATGAGGAACATCTGATGAGCCTGACGAATCACGGTGAAGACAAACTGCTGACGCTGTTCAAGGACGCCGGCCCGTACTGGTTCGGCCTGTTCACTGTGGCCCCCGAAGAGACGGGAGGCGGTACGGAAGTCAGCGGCGGGGCCTATGCCCGCCAGCAGGTGACGTTTGGTGATCCCAGTTCCGGTACCATGAAAAACAGCGCGGCCATCGAGTTCCCGACAGCCACGGGGAGCTGGGGAACGGCCGTTGCCTGGGGGCTGTTCGATGCCGCCACAGGCGGGGACCTTGTCTGGTACGGTGAAATCACCACTCCCAAGGAACTGTTGGCGGGGGACATATATCGCATTGCCACAGGCAATCTTACCCTGACCATGGATTAAGCCGTGCCCGGCTCGCTTGCACCGATTCTGGCACCGCCGCAGACCCTGGACAGCCTTGATGCCTGGGGGGAGCTGGATGGCCTGCCTTTTCCCCTGGATTCCCGCTGTTGGCTGGAAGTCGGGCTCTATGGTCTGACACTTGCGGACACGCTTTCATCAACACAGCAGGCAAACTGGCACCGTGTGCGCACCCACGCCCTGACAGGGCATGCCGGAGCTGGTGGTTCCTGTACCGGGCAGGCAATTTTTGAACTGGAGGGGAGCGGGAAAGGTTCCGCTGGCGCGGAAATCATTGGCGGCATCACTGTAGGTATCCCCCTTGAACCGTCAGCGGTACGAGCAGGCCATACGGTCAAGCCGGTCCGCATCCGTCCTGGAGAAATCTCGCAGGCAGCGCAAAGTCGGGATCATCTGGAGTGGGCACGCGTCCATGCCGCGGTTTTGCGTTCATCTGCAGCAACGGGAGGAGAAGCGGTTTGCTGGCGTCTTCTTTTGCTTTCCTGTTCCGGGCAGTCCGTCTTGGATGGGCAGATCAGGCCGGAATACAAGGGTTGGGGCTGGCGTCGGTTGCCGGACAGCAACACTGAATGGCGGGGGATTGTGGAATGGCAATGAACCGTACGACAGTCGAATTCGGCTCATGGGAACCGGATGTTCCCCTGCTGGCCGGACGCCAGGCCAGCGAGGCCCGCAATGTCATCCCGGGCAAGCGTGGCTACCGCTGTTTGCGCGGTTTGGTGGGGATGCAATATCCGGCACTGCCTGAAGCGGCATTGGCGGCTGCCAGCCTGCGGAATCTTGACGGTAGTCTGCTGACTGTGGCCGCGACTGATAGCGGTATTTTCGCTCTGGAAGGCGGGGCCTGGCTGCGCAAATACTCTGGGAGCGTGGCGAGCAAGACCAGGGCTTTTTCTGATTATGGAGCGGCTATCTACAGCCTGTTCGGTACCACACTGGTCAAGGCCGCTGCCACAGGGGCCGTGGGTGAGTTTCAGGAGGTCGAGGGCGCTCCGCATGGGGAGATACTGGGAGTCGTACGTGACTTTCTGGTGATCGGACGCTTGTCTGAATACCGGAATGGTATCCGTTGGTCGGCTCTTGATAACCCTGACTCATGGCCTGAACCGGGTAGCAATGATGCCCAGTACCAGCAGTCGGATATCCAGATATTTCCTACTGGCGGGAATGTCCAAGCTATCGTGGGCGGTGTGGGCGGTATCGATGGCCTGATCTTTCTGGAACGGGGGATACAGCGGGCCACCTATGTCGGGCCGCCGTACTTCTTCCAGTTCAATGTCGTGGACAGGAGCGTGGGGTGTGTCGCGCCGGGATCGCCTGTGACGTGCGGTAATGTTTGCGTCTATCTCTCCGAAAACGGCTGGCGCATGACGGATGGGGCGAGCGTGAAAAGTCTCGGCATAGAACGTCTTGATACTTGGTTTTTCGATGTTTGTGATCCGGCCCGCCTCAATGAGGTCCGTGGTGTGCACGACGCTGAAAACAGGGTCGCGGTATGGACGTTCCCGTCTGAGACGGCGTCCGAAGGCCTCCATGACAGATTGCTTATCTACAATTACAGCATCGACAAGTGGAGCTATGGGGTCCTGACCACAGAAGTCCTGTTCCCGGACTGGGGACGAGGCATGAGCCTGGAAGAGCTCGACCAGTTTGGGGATCTCGATCACTTGCCGTTTGCCTCTTTGGACATGGCTGCGTTCAAAAACGGAAGTCTCGGACTGAGTGCCTTCGACAGCACGCACCGGCTGTCACGTTTCAGCGGGGGCGCGCTTGAAGCCGTTATCGATACGGCGGAAACAGGTGGGCAACGCATGATGATACATGGCCTGCGTCCCTTGGTGGACCGGGGAGATGCCCAGGCCATGCCTGTCTGGCGTGTACGGCAACAGGATGCTCCCCGTTATGGGCAGTATGTCCGCCAGAGCAGGGACGGCGTGTGCTACCAGCACCTGTCCGCGAGCTATGCCGGGACCCGGGTCATGATCCCTGCAGGGGAGGAATGGCGTGATGCCGTGGGCGTCGAGCTGCTGACCGAGATCGAAGGGGGGCTGTGATGGATACGCGAGCCTTGGGCGGCCTGCTGGGCCTTCTGGCAGGAGCGGCGGTGACGGAAGAGGCTGAGGGGGCTGTAAGGCCAGATATCCTGGATGTGGTCAAAAAAGCTGTGGCAGGGAAAAAGTATTCAGGAGTTGTTTCTGGAACGCTGGAAAGTGGGTCTGCTTCAAGAAGTCTTGAAAATTCAGTGCGCTATGCAGGGAGTACGGGCTATTTCAATAATCATGGCCTTGTCCAGAGAGCAGAGAAAGACAACTGGACACCGGAGCAGATAGCGGAAGGTTATCGGGCTATTTTTGATTCCCCAGAGACCGTAGTCGTTCCCAATGTCCTGGGGAAATCACCCGTGGTAAAAGAGGCTCTGTGGAATCCCCATGGAGAGGGGGGAAGGTCGTGGTATATGCCTATCTTACCATACAAAAAAGGTTTTCAGACCGTT